TGAACTTGTCTGATGAATACTGCCTGCGGTATAATAAAACTCACTCCTGTTATAAGACCCTTGTGGATGCATACTATTTGTTTCCTAAGGGTAAGATTACAGAAGTGACACCATTTGCTCGTGCGATGCCTGAGGAATGGAAGTTTGACGACACTATTGATACATTTGAAGCATACAAGAGGTATATTGCATCCAAACCTTGGGTGTCTGAAAACTATCTTCGTATGCCACAACGCAAACCTGATTGGGTCTAAATTATGACAAGTGAATTTCTTTTTGTGGAGAAATATCGTCCTCAAGTAATTGATGACTGTATTCTTCCTGATGAAACTAAAAAAACATTTAAGGAGTTTGTGGAGAAGGGTGAGATTCCAAATCTTCTTCTTGCAGGACCTCCTGGTATTGGTAAAACTACCATTGCGAAAGCATTGTGTAATGAGTTGGGAGCAGATTTTTATGTCATTAACGGATCCGACGAAGGACGTTTCTTGGATACTGTACGAAACCAAGCAAAGAACTTTGCTTCGACCGTCTCACTTACGGGATCTTCTAAACACAAAGTCATCATTATCGACGAGGCTGATAACACAGGCAACGACGTACAACTCTTACTACGGGCGAATATTGAGGCATTTTATAACAACTGCCGATTCATCTTCACCTGTAACTACAAGAACAAAATCATTGAACCCCTTCACTCTCGATGTGCAGTCATTGACTTTACAATCAAGGGGAAGCAGAGGGTACAACTTGCAGGAAATTTCTTCCAAAGGTTGCAATTTATCCTTGATCAGGAAAAGATTGAGTATGATCAAAAAGTCGTTGCGGAACTTGTATCCAAGCACTTTCCCGATTTTCGACGTGTTCTAAATGAGATTCAACGATACTCCACTGGGGGTAAGATTGACTCTGGTATTCTTGCATCGTTCTCTGATGTTTCTCTAAATGATCTCATTAAAAGTCTCAAAGAAAAGAACTTTACGGAAGTTCGTAAATGGGTCGTCAATAATCTTGATAATGACTCTGGTGTATTACTCCGTCGTCTTTACGATGCTCTTCTTACATCCCTTGAAAACGGTAGTATTCCTTCTGCTGTGCTCATTATTGCTAAGTATCAGTATCAGATTGCGTTCGTTGCGGATCAGGAAATAAATCTCCTAGCAGCATTAACTGAAATCATGTGTGAGTGTGAGTTTAAATGAAAGTAAGAACTTTTCCATTAAAAACTTGTCTTCGTTATCCTGGAGGTAAATCCAAAGCAACTAAAACTCTTGCGCCTTGGTATCCTGAAAACTTTAAGGAATATCGAGAACCTTTTATTGGTGGAGGTTCTGTTGCCTTTTATACTACTCAAGCATATCCAGATGTTCCTGTTTGGATTAATGACTTATATGTTCCTCTTTATAACTTCTGGGTTCAACTCCGTGATAATGGAGAAGAACTGTCTGAACGATTGAAAGAGATTAAGACTAAAGTATCTGATTTTGGAACTCAAGATGAAAAGGATGCGGCGCATAAGGAACTCTTTAATCAAACTCGTGTAGATATTAATAATCAAGAGGATCTTGAGAGAGCAGCAAGTTTCTTTATATTGAACAAGTGTAGTTTTTCTGGTCTTACAGAGAACAGCACATTCTCAGTTACTGCTTCACGTTCTAACTTTTCTTTCGTTGGTATTGAGAAACTCAAGGAGTTTTCTAAACTGATGAAGGATTGGAAGATTACAAATATCGATTACTCTGAGGTAATGAATGCACCTGGAGATGATGTGTTTGTATTCTTAGATCCTCCTTATGACATCAAAGATTTTCTTTATGGTAAAAATCGTGAGATGCATAAGTCATTTGACCATGATGTATTTGCCGAGAATGTTTATAAGTGCCCTCATAAGTTTATGATTACCTATAATGTAAATGATAGACTTCTGGAACTGTATAAGGATTATGAACTAACTTATTGGAAACTTCGTTATTCCATGGCACATCGTGGAGATAAAGGAACCGATGAGAATGTAAAAACAGAACTGTTAGTCACTAACTATCCTATTGTAAAAAGTAATCCCCTGGAGAGTCTTCTTTATGCCTGAACTTAAAGACTGGTTAAACTCAATCAACTTCACAAAAGAAGATTTATCTGAGGACACTAAGGATTACCCTCCATTCATTATTAATCGTTGTTTGTCTGGTCATATTGATTGTATTCTGTTTGCAAATGAGATGAATATGAACTCTCATTTGGATAAAGATATGCAGTATTCGTTTTATCTAAATAGTCTTAGGAAACGGAAGAGATTTTCTCCCTGGCTCCGTAAAGATAAAGTCAAAGATTTAGAATGCGTTAAACAATACTATGGTTATAGTAATGAAAAGGCATCCCAAGCTTTGAAGATTCTAAATAAAGAACAACTTAATTTTATTAAACAACGACTTGAAACTGGCGGAACGAAATGACTACACAAACAATTGAACCACAAGTAAACTGGTCTCCCGATATGATGGTGGAGGTCGTTTTGAATGAACCTGATGATTTTCTGAAGGTACGTGAAACTTTGACTCGTATTGGAGTTGCTTCGAGAAAGGAGAAAAAACTCTATCAATCATGCCATATTCTGCATAAGCAGGGTAGATATTATGTTGTTCACTTTAAGGAACTGTTTGCTCTTGATGGCAAACATGCAAATCTTACTGTGAATGATGTCCAACGTAGGAATCGTATTACTCGTCTTCTGTCTGATTGGGGTCTTATTACTGTTGTAAAGGAAGACTCTATTGCCGACATTGCTCCACTGAATCAAATCAAGGTTCTTGCTTATAAGGATAAGAACGATTGGATTCTGGAACAGAAGTATAATATTGGTAAGAAAGGAAAGGCAGTAGAAACCGAATGAGACTTGGGGGGGTTGACACCCTCTTTTTTTATGTTAGAATACTAGTATCGGATTCGTTGGTATTCACCCTATAATATCCACTCCGAATAAATGCTTATTAGTATTCAACAAGTAATACTCTTGTTAGTATTCATACCTTAATACTTGAAACAATTATGAATCTTTTTACTGCTGATATTGGCCAAGGTAAATCCCACTTTTATGATAGTGGCACTAAGAATTTTTATGGAAAAAGAAATGATATTGATTTGATTAAACTCAATATCCCTGGACTTATGAGAGGTGATTGTGTAGTAGTAGAAGAAGCTCATCTACGAGAATCTCATAAGAATACTCTTGCCCAACCTTTTAGTTATGAGCAACTAAAGGAACTTGAAAGAAATGCCCAAGAGAAAGAAGTTTCTGTTTTGGTATTTCCTCAAAAATCTACTCCCAAAGCAAGAAAACTTGCTGGGTATGATTCTGATTCAAAAACAGATGAAGCAGACACTAAATCAATTGCTGAGTTTTTGAAAAATGATGATGAAGCATTTCGTTGTTTAAAACCTTTTAAACCAAAAAAATTAGAGGATTATCAGGAGAGTAGTCAATATATCTTTGAATTTATCCAACAGGCAAATGAGGATATCAATCCAGCAAAGTCTTCTGAATATGGATTTGGCAATATTGATTATGAAGATGAAGTATCTAAGTGGATTAAAAAGTATGCTGTAAAGGGTGGTATGACCGTAGAGGGTTATGTTCCTTCAATTTGTGAATATTTAAATCACGATGAGGAACTTTTGTCGGCAATTGGATTAGAGTTTGATAAGAAAGGAAATTTGAAAACTTTAAAGACTCCCAATCGAATTTATACCATCGTCAATTCTATATTGCGTCCCAATGGCAAGTTACGTCTTCGTCCAGATATTCAAAAACCACCACTCTGGAAATACACTAAAGCACACTACTTTGGTTGTAAACCATTCCACATGAATCAAGGAGTTCCTGCATCAAATTATAAGCATTGGATGCGTCGAGCAGTATCTGAATACAAAGATAGATTTGAAGTTGGAATGAGTTATGATGAATACTTTGCACTTAAGAGAGCACGAGCAAAAGTCGATAAAATGACTCAGCAAATTTGGTATGCTCTTCGTAAGATGATTGTTGAGGATGGTCTCCGTTAGTATTCAAGTCGTAAAATTCTTGTTAATTTTCAAAACGTAATACTCAACCATCTTCAAATCTTTTAGTTAGTATTCAGTATGTAATACTCTTGTTAGTATTCAAGGCATAATACTCAAATTAGTTGATATTCAGACCTTAAAACTTTTATTAGTTTTCAAGTAGTAATATCCGTAATAAAAGGTGAGGGTTTCCTACCCTCATTTTTTATGCTTTCTTGTATAATTAATATTGGATGCCATAAGGGTCCACAAAACACAAACTCGCTTTCAAAGGAGCTACAATAATGACTAACCTTGCACGTTATACTGCATCGGATCTTCCTAGCCTTCTGGATAAGATTACTCGCAACAGTATTGGAATGGATGAGTATCTTGATCGTATCTTTAATGTTCACGAAACTACATCAAACTATCCACCATACAATCTTGTTCAGATAAGTA